ACCACTGGCTGTTCGGGCCTGGCCTACACCCTGGAATATGTGGATCAGGAACAGAGTCAGCACTGTGTGGCTCACTACAATGACAAAGGTGTTAGGATCTATGTCAAGCCTGAACATCTGGTATACTTAGACGGCATGACCATTGATTATCAACGACGAGGCCTCAACGAAGGATTTGAGTTCATCAACGCCAATGAAAAGGATCGCTGCGGTTGCGGCGAGTCATTCCGAGTTTGATATTATTTTACTGTACACACAAGACAAATAAAAATGTACTTCCGGATGGTTGGAGCCGCGCACCCAACTGGCCAGATCTTGTAGCTCCAACCATTGATCAATCAGCAGTTTACTTTTCTAAATACACTGACCTTGCTCAAATACAAAACGATCATGATTTGATCATTGCGTTTTATACATGGGATCCCCCCTCTAACTATTTGCAAGAGATAACACAATTGGCCGCAAAATGTGATTGGGTATTTGCGTCAATCACTGAATTACATCCAGACACTTGGTTAAAAAATATAGATCGAGTGACCTGGTTGATGCCGGGTCTTGTGAATAATCCACCCAGGCACATAATAGACTGGCAATATCATCTTTGGCGAATAGCGAAATTGTATCATTCCCTTCCAGATGTTTTAGACACTCTGAAGCCGCATGAGGTAAAATCAAAATGGTTTGACTGCTTGTTGGGTAAATCAAAAAAACATAGGATTTTTCTATCAAAACAGGTGCAGCAACATAATTTAGACGATAAAATCGTATGTAAGATGGTTGATAGATCCTCTAATCCACCAAATCCTTACGAATGCGAACATTTTATCATGGAGCCAGGCTTGTCATTGGTGCAGAACTTTCCTTTGCGTGGTATCAACAGTCAAGTCAACTATCATGGCCGCCCTGTACAACTAAGCTGCATTATACCGGTAACTGTGTATAATGAGACTGCTTACAGTATAGTAGCTGAAACCAATGGGTCAGGTCCCATAATGATCACTGAAAAACTAGCAAAACCTATCATTGCTAAACGTTTGTTTATAGTATTTTCATCCAGAGGTTATTTGGGGTATATCAAAAATCTTGGATTTAAAACTTTTTCAACTGTGATAGATGAAAGTTATGACACAATTGAGAATGATCATGACAGATGGACAATGGCATGGAATCAAGTATTATACCTTTGCCAGCACAAGCAAATAGAAGTATTACAGGAAATAAGATCTATAGTTGAATACAATTATGATCTTTTAATGAGTGATCATTTGATTAACACAACTTCAAGCCGAATACGCGACCATATACGACAACATGTTTCAACAGAAATTTGATTATCAAGTCCTTTCTCGTCATAACGAAAATGGCCGACGATTGTATGCCACCCCCGACGGCCGACGATTACCATCTGTGACTACCATACTGGATCATACCAAATCTGAAGAAAGCCGCAGGGCCTTGAACGAGTGGAAACGCCGTGTGGGCACTGAGCGTGCCCAGGCCATCACCACTGAAGCAGCCAATCGCGGCACCAGGATGCACAGCTATCTTGAGCACTATGTGAAAACCGGCGAGATCAAGCCGGCTGGCACCAATCCCTATGCCTGGGCCAGCCATGTCATGGCACAAACAGTGATAGACCAAGGCCTGCAGAATGTTTCGGAATTTTGGGGTGTAGAGATACCCTTGTACTTTCCTGGATTGTATGCAGGCACGTCTGATGGTGCCGGAATCCATCTCGGTGAAGAGGCCATCCTGGACTACAAACAGACCAACCGACCCAAGCGTCGTGAGTGGATCGAGGACTATTTCCTGCAATTGGTGGCCTATGCCTTGGCCCACAACGAAGTTTATGGTACACGCATACGCAAAGGCGTGATCCTGATGTGCGTGCGACCCGAAACAGACGACCAATTCAACATCACAAAACCACCAGAATATCAGGAATTTGTGCTGCAAGCCCAGGATTTTGATCACTGGGAACAGCAGTGGTGGAAGCGCCTGGAACTCTACTACTTGACCGCATAAATACCCTGAACATAGGTAAACTCACATGGCCATAGTACAAGTATCCAGGATCACGAATCGCAAAGGTCTCACTGAAAACCTGCCACAGTTAGCGGGTGCTGAACTGGGCTGGTGCCTGGACAGCCGCAGATTGTTCATAGGCAATGGTACCCTGCAAGAGGGTGCACCTGTGATCGGCAACACCGAGATACTGACGCAATTCAGCGATATCACTACACTGAGCAGCTACACCTATGAAGATGGTGCAGTGGGCTATGTGGCACAGACCGGGCCCACTCCTTCGGATCCTGTGGTGCGTACTGTACAGGCCAAACTGGATGATTTCGCTGACGTGCGAGACTTTGGTGCTGTGGGCAACGGCATCGCAGATGATACAGCAGCCATCAATCGTGCCCTGTATCAGCTTTACTGCCGACAAGCCAACACACAGATCCGTCGCACGCTGTATTTCCCTGCAGGCACATATAAAGTCACAGAAAGCATCATCATTCCTACCTATGCCAAGCTGGTAGGTGAGGGAGCAGATTGTTCTATCATTGAACTGGATGTGTCGGGAGATATCTCTTCTTTGAGTGCCTATGTGGCCAGATTTGGCGACAGCCTGCAGCAGACCGGTGTTAACATCGGCAACAACGGAGCCACGGCACCCAGGAACATAGAGATATCGTCGATGACCTTCCAGACCGTGCCCATCACTGATGTTTTCCTGGTAGAGCAGGCCACACAGTGCTATTTTGATTCAGTGAACTTCCGCGGACCGTTGACACAGACATCTATCCTGGCAGATCTAGCCACTGACAACATCGCGGGAGTGCGTTTTAATTCTACCGGCAGCTTGGTATGCAATCAGATCACCTTTGACAAGTGCAGGTTCGCCGGACTCACCTATGGACTCAACACCAATGAAGAGATCCAGGCTGTGACAGTGAGCAATAGTGATTTCAATACACTGTATCAGGGCATCGTGCTGGGTGAACTCTCACCTGTGAATGGTGGTGCCACGGGATTCCGTGCTGTGTACAATAGTTTTGATCTGATCTACGGCGAAGGCATCATCTATGACGAGGTCAGCCTCAACGCTTCGGCCTACAACACTTTCTACGCTGTGGGTCAGGAATTCACTACCAATCCTCAAACACCTGTGGTCGTGTTTGGCAATGACAACAATGTCAGTATCTCAGACATGTTTGAACGCAGTGATGCCGACAACAATGTATATCCTCGGGTGCAGATCAATGGGGGCGTGACCACCACTGGCACACAACTGCAGGTGGGTAGATACAGTCGTGAAACCGGTCGTACTTTTACTCTGGCCAACAACCAGACCAACCAGACCATTTTTGCCACGAACGCCAGTCTTGTGAAAGCATTCAGCATGGACTATACCATATCCAGGAATGATGAAATCCGTCACGGTACCCTCACAGTGACATCCAGGATCAGTGATGGCAGCACATTGAGCCAGGCCTATACCGATGACTACACCGAAACCTTTGATACCGGAGTCACACTTGATGTCACGCAGTCCGGTAGCACAGTCACGGTGATATACACCACCACCAATACCGGTTCTGCCGGAACATTGACCTATTCTCTATCACATCTAGCCTGATGTGGCCACTGGATTATTCCGCAAGGCTGCAGGCCTGGGCTGATCTCCGTGTTCGATGTGGCCAATCACCTCTGGCACAAGCTCTTAACCATGTAGATGCCTGGTGGCAGCAAACACCCTGGCAACCCTATTATCTACACTGGGATGATCGAGATCATTGGCCCACGCCCTGGGAACTTTTGAGCGACAATGTGTATTGTGATCTTGCTCGGGCTGTGGGAATCATGTATACTGTAGAGATGCTAGAGCGTGATGACATTGAGACGGTGGAATTGGTGGACACTGACCAGGGCAATTTAGTCCTGGTGAATCAGGGAAAATATATATTGAATTGGCACACCAGCGATGAGTTAAATATCCCATCAAAACAGTTCACGATCAATCAACGGCTAGATCGCCGTGCAATACATCATTTGACGGATAGATAGATGACACAGATACAAGTACAAAAAAGAAACGGCAACAAAGAATCTCTAGACATAGAAAAACTGCATCGCGTGGTTTTTTGGGCCACCGAAGGTATAACAGGCGTGAGCGCCAGCGAAGTAGAAATAAAGAGTCACATACAATTTTACAACGGAATCAAAACAGCAGATATACAAGAAACCCTGATCAAGTCAGCCGCCGATTTAATCTCCGAAGAAACTCCCAACTATCAATACGTGGCCGGCAGATTGATCTGCTATCATCTACGCAAGCAGGTGTATGGACAATTTGAGCCGTGGCATGTGATAGCATTAGTGCGGCAAAATGTACAGGCCGGTTTCTATGATGAGGAGCTGCTCACAGCCTACTCTGAAGAAGAATGGGATCGCATCAATTCATTCATCCGTCATGAACGTGATGAACAGTTGACCTATGCGGCCATGGAGCAGTTCCGTGGCAAGTATCTGGTACAGAATCGTGTCACAAAAGACATCTACGAAACTCCGCAGGTGGCCTATGCTTTGATCGCTGCCACGCTTTTCGCCGCCTACCCCCGAGACACACGCTTGATGTGGGTGCGTGACTACTATGACGCCATATCCACGCATGAGATCAGCCTGCCCACTCCTGTGATGGCTGGTGTACGCACGCCCATGCGGCAGTTTTCAAGCTGTGTGTTGATCGAAACTGATGACAGTTTGGATTCGATCAATGCCACCGCCAGTTCTATCGTGAAATACGTGAGCCAGAAAGCCGGCATCGGCATCGGGGCCAGCAGGATCCGTGCCCTGGGATCACCCATACGCAATGGTGATGCTTACCATACCGGCGTGATTCCTTTCTACAAATTATTCCAAGCAGCCACTCGTTCATGCAGCCAGGGTGGTGTGCGCAACGGTGCTGCCACCTTGTACTATCCCATCTGGCATCTGGAAGTGGAAGATCTCCTGGTGCTGAAGAACAACAAAGGCACCGATGACAATCGTGTGCGGCACATGGACTATGGTGTGCAGTTCAACAAGGTCATGTACGAGCGATTGCTGAACAACGGTGACATCACTCTTTTCTCTCCGCATGATGTTCCAGAACTGAGAGATGCTTTTTATGTAGATGTGGATCGCTTCCGCGAACTGTATGAAACCGCAGAACGCAACACCAAACTTCGCAAAAAGAAGATCAAGGCCGTGGATCTATTCTCAGCATTCATGCAGGAACGAAAAGACACCGGGCGTATCTATCTCATGAACGTGGATCATGCCAATTCGCATGGATCTTTTGTGCCTGAACTGGCTCCCATCCGGCAGAGCAACCTCTGTTGTGAAATCAATCTGCCCACGAAACCTCTCTCTGATATCAACGATCCTGAGGGAGAAATCGCTCTCTGCACATTGTCAGCCATCAACTGGGGTGTGTTCCGCGAGCCACAGGACATGGAGCGTGCCTGCACCTTGGCTGTGCGTGGACTGGATGCTCTGTTAACCTATCAGAACTATCCCATCATCGCTGCCCAGATCGCCACAGAAAATCGCAGACCCTTGGGTGTGGGCATCATCAACCTGGCCTATTGGTTGGCCAAGAATGATCTTTCCTATAGTGATCCCGGTGCCTTGGCAGCAGTGGATCGCTGGGCACAGCATTGGTCCTACTACTTGATCCGTGCGTCAGTGGACCTGGCTCGTGAGTCAGGTGCCTGTCCCAAGAGCAATGAAACACGCTACCATCAGGGAATCCTGCCTGTGGACACCTACAAACGAGAAGTGGACGAACTAGTACCGCATCAAGATCTAGTGGACTGGGCGGGCCTGCGTGTTGCCTTGCGTGAGCACGGCATACGCAATTCCACCTTGATGGCTTTGATGCCAGCAGAAACGTCAGCACAGATAAGCAACGCCACCAACGGTGTGGAACCTCCTCGCAACTATGTGAGCATCAAGCAGAGCAAGGACGGCGTGCTCAAGCAAGTGGTACCCGAGTATCGCCGACTCAAAAACAAATACGAACTCTTGTGGGATCAGAAGAGTCCTGAAGGTTATTTGAAGATCATGGCGGTGCTGCAGAAGTACATCGATCAAGGTATCTCTGTGAACACAAGTTACAATCCTCAACACTACGAAGATGAAAAGATACCCATGAGCGACATGCTCAAACACCTGATCATGTTCTACAAGTATGGAGGCAAGCAACTGTATTATTTCAACACCTATGACGGATCTGGCGAGATTGACGTGGATCGCATGAACAAATCCGTGACAATCACTGCACCTGACGTCGTTGCACAGGCCGATGACGCCTGTGAAGCCTGCACAATCTAACCGAGACTGACATGAGCGTTTTAAACCTAAGAAAAAATCGAGATCACACCACCAGCCTGGCCTTCTTGGATCCCCTGGGCGGCGTGGGCATGCAGAGATATGATACACTGAAGTATCGACAGTTTGACAAACTTACTGACAAGCAGTTGGGATTTTTCTGGCGTCCTGAAGAAGTGGATGTATTGCGTGACGCCAAGGACTACAAAGATCTCACGCCTTGGGAACAGCATATATTCACTGCGAATCTCAAACGCCAGATCCTGCTGGACTCGGTGCAAGGTCGCAGTCCCAGCCTGGGATTCCTGCCCATTACCACCTTGCCCGAAGTGGAAACGTTCATCGCCACTTGGACCTTTTCTGAAACCATACACAGTCGCAGTTACACACACATCATCCGCAACATCTTCAGCGATCCCGGTCGGGTGTTTGATGAGATGCTGGACATCGAAGAGATCATACTGTGTGCCAATGACATCACACGCTACTATGATGACCTTGTGGAGTACAGCACAGCCTATCAGATGCTGGGCCCAGGTCGTCATGTGATCAACGGTGAAACTCGAAACATCACAGAATACGAACTCAAGAAACGCCTGTGGCTGGCCTTGGCGTCGGTGAATGTGTTGGAAGGCATCAGGTTCTATGTGAGTTTCGCTTGTTCCTGGGCCTTTGCCGAACTAAAGAAGATGGAAGGCAATGCCAAGATCATCAAGTTCATCGCCCGAGACGAAAATGTGCATCTGGCATTCACTCAACAGATGATGAAACTGTTGCCGGCAGATGACCCAGACTATGCCCGCATCCGAACGGAAACACAGGCCGAGATGGTTGAGATGTTTGAATCTGCGGTGGGACAAGAAAAAGCCTGGGCCGAATATCTGTTCCGTGACGGGTCCATGATCGGTCTTAACCAGCAACTGCTGTCGGACTACGTGGACTGGATCGCACACAAACGCATGACTGCCATCGGTCTGCCCACATCATTCAAAGGTGGATCCAATCCCTTGCCTTGGACTGCCAAATGGATCGCAGGTGCCGATGTGCAGGTGGCACCACAAGAAACTGAAATATCGTCCTACGTGGTAGGCGGCACACGCCAAGACGTAGATTCCAACACTCTTTCTGGACTTTCACTGTAATGCTGACTGTGTACTCAAAAAATCTCTGCTCGCACTGTGAGCAGGCAAAAAACTATCTAAAATCAAAAAACATCACGTTTCGTGAGATCAACATCGAGCAAGATCCTGAAGCACGTGAGTTCATCCTCCAACAGGGTCTGCGTACCATGCCGCAGATCTTCATGGATGGCAAGATATTTGTGGAAGGTGGCTGGGCAGGTTTAAGTAAGATGACTGCAGAAGACATCCTGTCTGAAATCGAACTGCGTAATTCACTTGCGGACCAAAGCCTATGAAACTTGAAACAAACAACATTTACACATTCAAACTCAACACCGGCGAAGAACTCATCGCCCGAATAGTAGAGATCGCACCGGATCACATGATCATCGAACATCCCATACTCACTGTGATCAGCCAGCAAGGGCTGCAAATGATGCCCGGATTGTTTTCCGCAGATCTCGGTCAAAATGTCAGGCTAAATAATGCTAGTTGGGCCATGATAGCAGAAACACGACAGGATGTGCGA